CTACAAAATGCTTACCACAATGGAGCATGGAAATATATCTCCACAGATGTAGCTAGTTTGCAGAAGCAAGAATCGGGCGTTCACACGTTCTTAGTAGCCCCATCAGGCACAGCAGACGCAGCAATAATCTGGACTACTGCTATGACTATTGATAATGCTGCCGATGTAACAGTCACAACAGGCAACCTAGTCATAGGCACATCAGGCAAAGGTATCGACTTCTCTGCTAATGGTAACGCAGGGGGCATGAGTTCTGAGGTGCTAGATGATTATGAAGAGGGTACTTATACTCCATCAGTTTTGGGCAGCTCTGGTAGTGGAACTTGGAATGGTACGAGTATTAACTATGGTAATTACACAAAGGTTGGGAATGTAGTCACATACGTTTTCCAGTTAGCGGGTACAGTATCAGGGTCTTCTGGCTCTTACGGATTATTTCAGCTCCCGTTTCAAATAAAAACAGGTACAAAAGCCACGGGCTTCTTTGGGTATGCCTACAACCCACAAATAGGTTTTATAACAAGCCATATGTATGGCGACCAAAATACATCAACTTGTTATTTAACATACAGAGCTGCCTCCTCAACTACTCCCTCATATCACGCACCTAATCATTTTGCTGGAAGCGCAGTTCAATACATGGGCAGCATAACCTACCTAACAAACTAAACAATTATCTAGCATGGAATTGCTAGTGGAGAAGTAACATGACACTAACTAAAGAAGTAATCATAGACAAGATCGAGGTTCTCGAAAACGGCACAGTACAAGTACGCACAGCCACACGAATCTTAGAAGACGGTGTAGCACTATCCTCATCCTTCCATCGTCATGTCTGCGCACCAGATCATGTATGTGTAGATGAAGACCCAAAGGTCACAGCGATATGCTCAGTGATACACACGCCCGAAGTTAAAGCAGCTTACCTAGCAGCACAGGCGGCTTCACTAGCAGCTATGTCAGGAGAGTAGACCTATGAGCAAAGCAAGAAACATATCCGCCTTAAACACAGTGGAAGTAGGGGCTACTATAGACCAAACTAAGTCTGAGATTGATGCTTTAGGCATTGCTGCTACGAGTGTTACTGGTGCTCAGGCTTCAGCTATTACAGCGGCTTTACCTAAAGCTGGCGGCACTATGACAGGCGATACGGTACATGGTGATAGCGTCAAAGCTAAGTTTGGTACTGGTGGTGATTTAGAGATTTACCATGATGCTTCTAATAGCTACATAAAAGAGGGAGGTACTGGAAACTTAAACATCCTAACATCTACCTTAGCGGTTAAGAACGCAGCAGGGACAGAGAATGTTATTGTTGGGGTGCAAGATAGTTATGTAAAACTCTACTATGACGCAGTAGAAAAACTAGCCACAACATCCACAGGCATAGACGTAACTGGCACTGTAACGGCTGATGGTTTGGGTATTGGCGGCACACCTGTATCTAAACTTCATATCCGAGATGATGATAGTTTTGCTGGGGCAGACAACCAAGTTGTAGCAGCCTTCTCTCCTTCAGTAACTAATGCCGAAAGTGCTGGTATAGCCTTTGGCACATACAGCCCAAGCTCATATTGGAAGCAGGGAATATTCTGGAAAAGGTCAGGCAGTTATGGAGTTGGTGATTTAATATTCGCTAACAGAGGCACAGCAGACTCAGCAACCGTTACTGATGCTGATGCCAAGATGACTATAACCAGAGCTGGCAACGTAGGAATTAGCACCACCTCTCCAGCTTACACCTTACACGCACAAAGGAGTGCGTCTAACTTTATAGCCAAGATAGAAAATGATTACAACTCAACAGCAGGTCATGGACTATGGGTTGATACAAGATATAATGTTTCTGCCAACACACCATTTCAAGTAACAAGTAATTCAGGCACATCTAGTTTGCTTAGGGTTAATGGTGTTGGTGAAGTTCTTCTCGGGATTACTTCGCACCAAGTATCTGCAAGCAGTGGTATAGGTGGTATCTTCTTGGGTAAGCCCGGGGGCTTTATTGGTGCTGCATCTAGCGGCGTTTGTATGTACCAGAATCGTATTGGTTCTAGTGGAACGCTCACTGAGTTTCGCATTAACGGTACTATTGCAGGGTCTGTTTATGGCACTACTGGCTCAGTTTCATACAATACAAGTTCTGACTATCGATTAAAAGAAAACATAGTTCCTATGATTGGTGCTACTGAAAGGTTAAAGGCACTTAAACCCAGTAGGTTTAACTTTATAACTAACCCAGAAAGAACTGTTGATGGTTTCCTTGCTCACGAAGCGCAGGAAGTTGTGCCTGAATGCGTCACAGGCTCTAAAGACGCTATGCGTGATGAAGAGTATGAAGTTACTCCAGCAGTCTACGAAGACGTTATTACTCCAGCAGTTGGTGCGGTTGATGCTACCTTTGACACTGATGGTGTAGAGCTTACTCCAGCAGTTGAAGCTGTAGCTGAAAGCACTGAGTCAGTAGTAGTGACAGAAGCAGTTATGGGTACTCGTTCAATCCCCGATATGCAGGGCATAGACCAGAGTAAGGTTGTACCACTATTGGTAGCTACAGTTCAGGAGCTATTAGCTCGTATTGAAGCACTAGAAGCATAAACCGTAATAACTCGCGGTTTAGTAGCCGCGTTTCTGCCAAGAACAAAGGAATAACATGGACGCTGACTTACGATTTGACAGACTAGAAGCCAAGCTAGATAAACTAGCGGATGCTATGGTTAAGCTAGTTGCTATAGACACTAAGATTGAAGGTCTACTGGCACACAACAACACACAAGATAGTAGGCTGAATAAGCACAGTGAAGAGATAGATGATCACGCCATCAAGTTAGCCTTAGCTGCTAAGACCAGTGGTGCTAATGAATGGTTTGTACGATTACTAATAGCTGCTCTGGTGACAGGTGCAGCCTTTATGATGAGAGGTTAATATGTTTGGATTACCAGTGGAAATGATCACTATGTTACTAAGCGTCTTAGGAGGCGCTGTAATGAAGATGTGGTCACAGGCACAGTCGGATAAGGCTGATCAACAGAAAGCTCTCATGCAGCGATTCTCGGCCTCTGAGGACAGTGTATCTAATGCTCGTAGCTATGATACACCTAATGCCCAGTGGGTACGTAGATTTCTAGTTGTATCCTTCATGGGTATGGCTATGTTTATTCTACTGGCTCCTCTACTTAACCTCCCCACCGTAGTACCTGTGGAAGTAACCAGTGGTTTTAAACTATTATTCCTTGACTTCACTAATACAGTGACTGAGTGGAGAACATTAGAAGGTATGGTAACTCCTGAGTGGTTACCTCATGCAATCACTTCAGTGGTAGGTATGTACTTTGGACAATCAATCGTAGCAAGACGTTAATCTCTATTGACTTTTGAATAAAATTATGGTATAATTATGAATTACTTAGATGCAGTTAACAAAGTTCTAAAGCGTTTACGTGAACGTCCAGTCACAGCAGTATCAGATAATGAATATAGTGAACTCGTTGGAATGTTTATTAATGATGCGAAACGTGAAGTAGAAGAAGCATGGGACTGGTCAGCACTACGTACCTCTCTTACTGTAACTACTACTAGTGATGTGTTTAGTTACGAGTTGAATGAAACACAGAATGATATTAATGTACTTCGTGCATTGAACATAACCAATAGTTCAATGATGAGTTATCAATCTTCTGTTTGGTTTGATAAGCAGTATCTTTCTTCTAATGTTGCTACAGGCGCTCCTACCTCTTACTCCTTCAATGGTGTTAGTAGTGATGGGGATACGTTAATAGACCTCTACCCAAAACCTGATGGAGTATATACATTACGATTCAACGTGATTGCTAGGACACCTGATCTTGAGGAACTTACTGATAAATTTAAAGTTCCCTCCCATCCAGTTGTTATGTTAGCCTATGCTAAAGCTGTTGAGGAGCGAGGTGAAGATAATTCTCAGACAGGTAATACAGCATTCACTAATGCACGTTCCATCTTAAATGATTCTATACAGCTTGATGCTAACAAACATCCCGAAGAACTAATCTGGACTAGCTAATGACTAAGCAATTACAATCAACATCAATAGCAGCCCCAGGTTTCTATGGTTTAAACACACAGGAAAGTAGTGTTACTTTAGCCAGTGGTTATGCCTTAGAAGCTACGAACTGTGTGATTGATAAGTATGGACGACTAGGCTCTAGGCAGGGATGGTTCGATCGTACTACAGCAACCACTGCTGTTAACTTAGAAGGGGTGCAAGAGTTTACTAACAACTCAGGGGTGTCAGAGTACATCTCATGGGGTGATAACAAAGTATACAAAGGGATGGCTACCCTCACCAACATCACAAACTCTGCTGTTATATCTGCAGACAATTGGCAGACTGTCACCTTAAGTAACAATGTATATATGTTCCAACGTGAGCATCACCCTCTAATGATGACTGCTGGGGCTACAGGGGTGTCCCGTATTGATACACACGCCTCTGCTATAAACACTCCCCCACAGGCTAATGCTGTGTTGTCTGCTTATGGTAGGTTATGGGCTGCTGATGTTACAGGTGATAATCATACAATATACTTCTCTGATCTAGTTACAGCGAGTGGAGGAGGCATGAGATGGGGTGGGGCAGGTTCTAGTGGCTCTTTTGATATAGCATTAGCTTGGACTAAAGGTGGAGACTCCATTGTAGCTCTAGGCGCTTTCAACGGATTCTTGGTCATCTTCTGTAAGAACTCCATTGTTATCTACGGAGATACAAATTCTAATAATAATTACTTAACTCCTCTATCACTACGTTTAGTAGAAGTAATAGAAGGGGTTGGTTGTATAGCTCGTGACTCAGTACAGAACACAGGTACTGATTTAATGTTCCTATCTAACTCAGGTGTTCGTTCACTTAGTCGTGTAATACAAGAGAAGTCTACACCAGTTGGAGATTTATCAATTAATGTACGTGACGAGTTAGCCACCTTAGTGTCTAGTGAGTCCCCTGCTGGGATTAAGAGTGTCTACTCCCCTAAACATGCATTCTATTTGTTGAGCTTCCCTACCAGTCAGCAGGTTTACTGCTTTGATACACGAGGTAGATTAGAGAATGGAGCAGCAAGGGTTACAAGGTGGTCTGAACTAGCTCATAAAGGAATGATATATACTTCTGATGGGAGGGTTTTGTTTGGACAGTCTACAGGTATAGCTGAGTATGGAGGTTACCTAGACAATGGTTCAACCTATCGTATGCTCTACTACACTAACTACTTTGACTTTGACCAACCCACTACAGTTAAGATACTGAAGAGTGTAGGCATTACATTGATTGGAGGTAGTGGTCAAGTGTTCACTGTTAAGTCAGGTACTGATTATACTGATGAATATAGATCTTATAATGCTACAGTTAAGCAGAGTACTATATCCGAGTATGGTGGTTTCATAGGAGACACTCTCTCAGGGGTGGATCAATCTCCTGTTAACCCTGCTGACTATGGTGGTGTTATTATAGATAGTAGTGGAACAATTACTTCTGATGAATCAACTGTCAACCCTGCTGAGTACACAGGTGGTGGTGGTACAGATCGTATTAAGCTTTCCATTGGAGGTAGTGGCTCAGTTGTTCAACTAGGTTTTGAAACAGAGATTAGTGGTGATGAAGTTTCTATCCAGAAATTTGATTTATATATTAAAATAGGTAGGGTCATATAATGAGTAACTATACAAAGTCTACAAACTTTGCAACAAAGGATGGCCTATCGTCAGGTAGTGCTCTTAAGCGAGTTAAGGGTGCAGAGGTAGATCATGAGTTTAATGCTATAGCTCAGGCAGTTGCAACGAAAGGTAATAGTGCAGATGCAATGGGAGTGGTACTTGATGGAGTAACTACAACTGCCCGAAAGATATACATCAACACTAACGCTGCAAGTGGCGGGAGCAATGGAGATATCTGGTTTGAATATTAAAATAAATAATAATGGAACATGGGTTACTCCTGTCCCTTACGTTAAAGTGTCTGATAGTTGGGCTAAGGCTCGGAGAGTGTACACTAAGGTAGCTGGCTCATGGCATAATATTTATGAACATGAGTATGTACACACATTCTCAGTTTCTACACATACTGATGTAGACTTAGACACCTTAGGCTTAGACAAGTATCATAATGTACGTGTTGTCATCCCAAGTGGTGCAACTCTAGTAGCCTCAACAACCAGCACTTATGCATTGAAGACGGGTACAGGCTACGGAGGAACTTTAACCATTGAGAATAATGGTAAGATACTAGGTCGTGGTGGTAATGGCGGTGGAGGTGGTAGGTCTTCATCATTTGATGGTTATAACGGGGGCGCTGGTGGTATAGCGATACATATCGAATCTGCACTGACTATTGATAACAACAGCACTATAGCTGGTGGTGGTTCTGGCGGCGGCGGTGGTGCAGGTTTTGCTATGAATGGGCCTAGTGGGTTTCTGTCAGAAGGAGGGTCTGGTGGTGGCGGTGGCGCTCCTTTAGGTCTTGGTGGTAGTGGAGGAACGGGTAACCAAGGTAATGGTGATTCAGGTGCGACAGCCACTCTAACCACTAGAGGGCTAGGAGGTACGGCTAACAAAAATGGTGGCAATGGTGGTGCTTATGCCTCACTAGGTGGAGCAGGCGAGTCCTATACTGACTTTACAGGGGGCGTAGCAGGAGCAGTAGGTGCTTCATACTACAACCCAAACTCATTCACAGTTACGCAAATTTAAAGTAAGGAATATATTATGTGGGGACAGATTCTAGGTGCAGTTGCACCATCACTAATTGGTGGTTTATTTGGTGGGGCAGGGGCTAATGAAGCCGCTCAAGGGGCAGGTGATGCCTCTCAGATGCAGCAAGATGCAGCCAATAGAGCCTATGCAGGAGGTCAGTACAGACCTTACGGTGTTACCTCTGGACTAGGGACATCATCATTTAACAATGGACAAGCATCTTTTGAGATGGATCCTCGTTATGCTGCTCAACAAGCACAGATGATGGGATTAGGTAATCAAGCATTCAGTGCAGCAGGTGGTGATTATAATCAACTTGCTGATCAGTTCTATACACAGCAACGTGAGTTAGGTGCTGATAGTCGAAATGCTGAAGCCTTACAGTTAGGTGGTAGTATGTTTGGTACTGGTCGAGGTGGTCTACAAGTGGGTGCTGGCTCTCTTGGAGCAGGTGGTGATGGAATGTTATCCCCTGATGGGTTTGGCTTTGCTCAAGCATTTGCTAAACAAGATTCACAAGATAGGTTCAATGCATTTGATCGTGCTCAGAACCAACGTCAGAATGATATTAACATTGGTAATAGTATGTTCAATCAGTCTATGGCTCTTGATCAAGCTGGTAATGCTCAGAACATGCAGGGTGGTATGTTAGGTAACTACCGATCTAGTGCTAATAATGCTGCTGGTGGTAACTTAGTAGCTGGTATGGCAGGAAGTGCAGGTTCTAGACAGGATCAAGGTATGGCTCGTAGTGGTGGTTACACTGGTATAGGTAATGCATTAGGTAATATTAACTGGTCTGGTTTAGGTGGTAATCAAGGCTTTACAGGTGGCAGTGGTGGCCTGTTTGGACTAGGTAGTAATAGTTCTGCAAGCTCTATGGGACGTAACACTGCCAAGACTGGCTTCAACTTCGGACTATAAGGAGAATATTATGGCTAGTGATGTAATGAGTTTGTTTGGAATGGATCCTGCTATCCTTCAACAACAACAGAATAACAAGGCGGTGTCTCAGGCATCATCAATGAACCCCTACTTTGCTGCTGGTGCTGCTGGTGGTCAACTAGTAGGCTCAGGTATTAACTCTGCCTTTGGTTTACAGACACCAGAGATGGCACGAGCACAAGGTATACAAGACAGTCTACAAGGTGCTGACTTAGAGAGTGCTGCTGGGATGCGACAGGCTGC